AAGGTTAGATAAAATTCAGCTTGTGATAATGCATCGTAATTATGTTCTAAGGATGTTGTAATCTCATAAGCCTGTTGCCCATATATGGCGATTGATTCAGCATCCAAAGCAGATTCTTGAGCATTAGACTTGTATGTAATAGTGACGTTATTGCGAACATCGCCAGAGCGCTTTGAGGTTCTGATTCCTCTAGCCAAAGCATGATTACCCGTCAGATCCACATAACCATTAGTTGAAAGATATTCGCTTCTATGAGTCGAATCGGCATACCCAATTCTGCCGGATGAATCTTCAAAGAGGTATCCGAGTCCAGAAATTGCCAGGCTTGAAGCCAAACTGTAAATGTCTGTAGTGTTGGAAGATCGGGCTGTTAGTTCGTAATCACCTGGTCGATCAATGTCACCAAGTCCAGAGTTCTCAGCATCAGCCCAAGTTGTGGTTGGGTCATAAGTTGCCCAAGTAGTAGCAGCTGGTACTTCATTCCAAGTATTAAACAGAGCCTGACTTAAAACTTCATAGATCTGATCGCCGTCAAAGTCTTTGCTCAATACGCCCTCTGTCAGGCTTTTAGGCAGTTTAGACAAAGCACCCAAGGCAACTACCTTGATACGCTCTGAAATAGACGTAGAGGAGGCTTGTGTGACTTCTACGTCGATGTCTGTAACAAAGCCACCAAAGAGATTCACATAAGTTCCAGACGAGTCTTTAACTTGAATGATGATCTGGTCATTGACATCGATAACAATCGGTGATTGGTCAAGGTTGATAATTTCAACATTGCAGTAACCGGCATAAGGCTGAGAATAGATGTCCTGGCGACCAGAAGTAATCGTCATGTTAGACAAAGTTAAATTAGTGTAATCGCCACCGCCATTAATTGTGACGTTCCATTCAGGAGTCCATTGACTCATGCGATTAGAGCCGATCCAGGTCCACCGCCACCGCGATAAGAGGACTCGTTAATAATCTCTACAATCTGACGGGCTACGCCTTCTTTGTCCAAGGCTCCAGTTACATTGATGTTATAGACAGGCGCCATTGATGCGTTCTCAGCCATACGGAATCTACCAACATCAAATGATCCAGCAGATGCAGCAGCTGCGACTGCAGCAGTTGTCGTCGTGCTCATAACCTGACTTGACGTTCCTCCGCCTCCGCCTCCGCCTCCACTTGGCGATGTAATGGTTGGCGCTGTATAACTTGGAGTGTTTACCTTTGGCGCTGAAACCGATGGTGAGGTAAATGAAGGCTTAGAGATTGTTGGAATGTTAGGCAATATTGGGATTGCGTTGTAAGCCTTAATTAAGGCATTAATGCCATCGATGGCTCCTGAGACAAGGCTACGAATTACATTGATAACTCCGCCTACGATGTCCACGACTCCAGCTGCAATTTTGGCAACGAATGTAATCGCTCCACCCAAAGCCACCGTAAATACTGGAACAATGTAATCAACGATAAATGAACCGAGCGCCTGAAAGGATTCCTTGTTACGATCGATTGCTTGCTTAAGTGGATCAAAGATTTTAACAAACCTGTCAAAGCCTGGTACGACTTTATTAACGATAATGTCGATAAGTGTCTGGATAATTGGCAAAAGGTTATAACCGATTGTTTCAACACCTTCATCAAAGGCTACCTTTAGGCGATCCATACGACCTTGGAAAGTTTCAGCGTTCTTAGCAGCTGCACCACCAAAGAGATCAGTTAGTTTTGTTTGAACCTCAGTAAATGACATTGCCTTTAATTCAGCAGCAGTCAATCCAATACCTAACCGACCAAGAGCTGCGCTGTTTCCATCGTAAGCCTTACCGAGGCTATTGGCGACTGCCTCTAATGGCTTGCCTGTTTGTGTGGAAATGTCAAGAGCAAGAGATAATAGATCCTGAGCCTTACTGACTGAGCCAGTCGATAAAGCCAACCGAGCGAGCGCTGGACGAAGATTGTCATCCGCAACGCCAGTAGCGCGAGCCATCTTATCGATGGAGTCTTCAGTAGCTGCAATCTGCGCTTTAGTTGCGTTTGTAGCGTTCTCTAATGCTGAGGCTAATTTAACTTGGCTTTGTTCATCGGCTAGCGCAGCCTTAACTCCATCAACGCCAATTTTAACTGCATAGGCACCAGCTGCAGCAGCAGCCGCTAAAAATGCAGCACCTGCAACTTTGCCAAACTTTTCTAACTTACCAGCAGAATCCTCAACGTCACCGTTGGCAGCCTTTAACTTTTTATTGAGATCATCAACGTCAGCAAGAATCGAGAGTTTAAGGGTTCTATTACCTGCCATTAATCCCACTCCTTCAATATCTTGCTAAATGCTTCTTCCCACTTTTGTACTAACTGAGGCTGAATCTGACGCAAGGTCGGATAGATAAAGTAACCTGAGTTACCTCTGCCCTTGTTAGGCGTACGCTTTGGGAACTGCTTAAATCTATTAGATCCAAACTCCATACCGTAAAGTAGGTCAAGAGTTGAACCGCCACCGCTAAACTTCTGGCGAGCAAAGCCGTAACTGAACTCACCGATCTTTGAAGTTTTGCTTACCTTAACTCCATCAGCAATACGGCGAGCAGCAGTCCCTGAAACCGTACGAGTCGCTGCTGCGATCTTAATCTGTTGAGAAGCATATTCAGCAAGATTAGAAGATTCCTTTTTAGCAGCTTCAACGGCTTCATCTGACATACCTTTGAAAGCCCTAGTAATACCGCGTAGATCTGTTTTGTCATAAGCGATCTTGACTTCATCTGCCATCCGATCGCTCCTTCAATATATCTATCGCCGTTAAAATGTCGTCTGCGTCCTCCCAGTATTGCATCGGTATCCCCGTCTCTATTGCTAGATTAACGAGGATCCGCCTTATGCTTCCTGGTTGGTGGCTTTTGGGCTATCGTCTCCGACCGTTACATCAGCAACGGTTTCAGACCAAATGTCGTAAGACTTAACAGGCTTTCCAGCGTTCTCTCGCTTGTAAGCATTATAAGCCAGAAACATGAGATCCCAAATGCCAATCTTGTCATTAGCCTGAGAAATCGTGTTACCAGTTGCCTTCTCCCACTTTGCCCACTCAGGAGGCTGAGCCGTATAAGTTGCTTCGTCGCCTGAGTTGTATGTAATTGTTATTGGTAGTTTCATCTTTGCTCCCGTTGTTAGATTTTAACTGAATGTGTCTGCTGGTGTTCCAACTACTGTTAGCGCCCAAGTGTCTGTCTGTGCTCCTGGAGCACCGCCACCGACTGTTGGGTAAACAGGCAATACGTTGCAAGCAAAGACTGCGCCTGTAACTGCTGTTAGTGATACTGCAAGTGTAGTGTTTGGATTCGCATCAGCTGCGAGCCACATTGCTTCGAATAGTGATGATGTTGCACCCCAGTCAGCAAGTAACTCTACGTTTAGAGTCCATTGATCGTCTGTGTGCTTGTAAGCCTTGCCATCGAGAGTCTGGTAGACGTCGATTGTTGGGCTGTTCACGAGAGTCACGCTAGTTGTCTGAGCATCGTAATTAGTCGTTGCGATGGTTAGAACGAGGTCGCGACCCGTAATGACTGTTGTTGGCATTATTGGTTCTCCTTATGCTGTCTGCGTATACCAGGTGGATACGCGTATGTCCGCGACTAGCAAGTTACTAGCGCCTACTTGTGTGACTGTTGGTCGATCAACTACCTGGAGATCGTATCCAGCCGGTATGACCGCCACAACGCTTGTTATGAGTTGTTCTATGTTATCAAGTGATGCCGGGTTACTGTTATAAGCAACGCAGCAAGTAATTGTGTAATTCAACTTGCATCGAAAGGTACTCTTGCCGATTGTCTCAAACTCCATGTATGGAGAATCCGGTACTACGACAACAGCAGGAGCCGGGATCTGCTCAGGGACGTAACTAAATACGTTTGCAGCAACTCCAGATAATGCTGTGGCAAGAGGAGTACGAACTGCTGAAAGAATAGTGCTCGGCATTACTGAGCCATTGTTTCAACATCGATGTAAGGTCCAAGTAAACCTACGACACGATTAAACAAGCTGCGACCCATTCTGTATGGGGATGGAGCAAAATCCACGCCTTCGATCTGTCCGCCTGGAGCAGTACGAGATTGGAATACTTCAACTGAAACTACGATGATTGCGGATTCGACCGCTGCAACTCCAACATACGTTGAAGCGCCTGTAAGTGTTGCGGATCCGCTAGGAATGACATTTCGTTCGAGAACATCGGCATTAGTGATGTTTGCTGTAAATGTGTACGCATCGACATCAGCATTGACTGTTCGAGTGCCGTTAAATGGTGTTCCGCATCCAGCGATGACAACTGATTGTCCTTCGGTGAACTCATGGATTCCTACTGTCTCAAAGGTTGCGACATTATCAGTCAGCGAAACTTTAGCGATTGGTGATGCAAAAGTTGTAAGTAGAGGCAAGATAACCGCCTCAGATGTATCGATGATGTCATCAAGATACGCGTCATTGTAAAGAGCAGACGAAACACCAAGCACCGTTCTCAACTGTGCAGCTGTGATAATACTTGGCATTTCGTCCTCTCTAAACAACTGCCGGGGAGATCGGGAGCAACCCCCCCGGCATGATTAATTAAGCGTTCTGGTTAAGTGTGAACGCACCGCCAGCAGTCAAAGTAACTGCTGAGCCATAGCCGTAATAACCAACTTCAACCTGACCTGTACCAACGATGTTAGTACGGAGTTGTAGAGGTCCGGCACCTTCGTACCATGTAAACGCTTCGCGGTTTACCATGATGATTGAATCATCGCCAGTACCTGAGATGTATGGATCTACGAATACTGGTAGTCCCATTACTGAACCAACTGCGTTACCTGGCTCTACTACGCCAAGTCCGTTTGATGAGTTTCCAGCAACGTTGAATAGAGGACGCTTTGAAGAATCTGTCAAAGCGATCAAAGCAGCCCATTGATCTGGAGTTACGATAATTCCAGTTGGGAAGCGCTTTGTTGCGTTGTAAATTGAAGCTGCACCGCGTGAGATGTAGCCAGCGAACTCATCGCCATCAAATGGAAGTGTGATAACTGTTGAGTCAAGTGTTCCAGCCTGTAGTGCTGTAACCATTGCAGTATCTGTTGCCTTTGCATATGCGTTAGCCATTAGGCGAACCAATTCGTCAAAGAACGCTGGAGACGTGCGATCAAGGACCTCAACGTCAAATTTTTGCATGCCCGCGTACTTGGCGACGCTGCAAGAAACATATTCGATCTCTGTCTGAGTATCTGAGAAAGCACCCTTTTCAGCAGCAGCAGCTACTGTTGGCGCAGTCTTTACGCGAGGGATTTCAAAAGTCATTCCAGCAGCTGGAAGTACCGCATTACGAACTGCTGAAATTGCAGGACGAATGTTTGTTGTCTTTGGATCCCAAATTGTTGTTAGTTGAGGAGTTGGTACAAGACCAGCAACCTCAGTTGTTGTTGTATCTGATGCAGCAGCAACATACAACTTAGATGTCTCATCGCCCATTGCTGCGCGAACTGAGTGCTCTAGGTATGAACCTGCTGAGACGATAGGGGTACGGACGCGCTGTGAGTTAAGCGGATGTGATGTCGCCTTAACTTCAGCCTTAGCAGCTTCAACCGCTTCGGTTGATACTGCCTCTGAAACGGTTTCTGACACTAGGTCATCTCCTTCGGTCTTAGGATCCTCGATCTGAGGCTCCGGGGTTGATTCGGATGCAGCTTGTCCAGGTGTTTCGGCAGCTGCTACCTTTTCCACTTCCGCACCTGGGATTGCTCCATCAGTTACGAGTGAAACTTCAATTAAGTTAGATGCAGAGATAGCCATAACGCCATCCTTGTTGTCCCACGCATCTACTTCTACGCCAACGCTGAAATCTGAACGAAGTCCAGTTGCAGCCTCCTCCAAAGCATCGTTACCAGCAGTTGTCTTAGCGATCTTGAAAGATGCAGTAATTCCTGTATCGTCTTGAGACCATTCAACTAACTTGCCAAGTGGCTTTGTGCGATTGTGTTCTAAAACTAATTTTGTATTCTTGCCAAAGTTAATTGAGTTAGGCAAAAACTTTGTGCGACCCGCTGAGGTATTACCTTCTGCGTCCCATTGCACAATTCGACCTGCGATGATGCGTGATTCAACAT